AATGTTCCAGCAACACTTACAAGTTCTGCAACGCAAACTGCTCCATCTAGTAATGGAACATATAATGATTTTGGGGGTGTTACGGGTTTAACAAATGTTAGGTCTACTTCCACTAGTCAAGTTGGTCCTACTAATACTAGTGGTCTAAGTCAAGGACAAAGTGTAAGTGTTGGTAATTCGAGCAGTAATACTTTTGTTGCTAATAATCTTTACAATTTAGATGATGATTCACAAAGCTCTGGCATATATGTTAATGTTACAGGTTCAAGTGGTTCTAGTAGCTTTTCTGTACAAAACAGTCAATCATCTCTACCTATTGGTATTGGTCCTTACACTATTACAAATGCAGGTCAAAATGTTAGTGTAAGGTTGAGATATTTTTACACTCAATCAAGT